TATTGGCCAGCTTTTTCGATTTGGATGTAGAGGACATTTGGCCCAACGAAGTTATCGTGATGGCTGAGCCTGCTGTGACCTATGTGCGTAGACGCCCATTGCACCAGGTGGCTCAGCCATAGGGATTATGATTATGTGAGACAAATACCAACTTGTGAGACAACCCTACTCTTGGTAGGGGGTATCAACACTGCTAAGTTGTTGATTTCATTACGCATTTGGTGGGCCGTGCTGGATTCGAACCAGCGACCAATTGGTTAAAAGCCAACACTTCTAGCAACAAAAACTCCATATAAACCAACCACTTACACAGTCTGTGTGTCTCACAGATTGCGCTTTCGCTCGCCTGTAAGTTGTTGATTTCATTACATTCCCTATATTTCTGTGAGACAACCTTATGACCGATTTAGACAAGATGCTACTGGCCCACGTTGATAAAGGTGGGGACTCCCCCTTCTTTGATAAGGACGGGGAAACCATGGCCAAGTATGACGAGATCTGTATTTCCATGGACAAGAGCACCTTCAAGGCCCAGTTCATGTGGCAGAAGCAAGTGCTCAACACCATCATGGTGCCGAACGTCTTCCTCACCGGAGGGGATGTCGTACACCTTACCAGCATCTTTGGGCACTCCCCCATTAAACATGAAGAGGGGTAGGAGGCGCCAGCTCGGTAATGCCGAGATAGCCCTGGCCATGGAACTACGCAGCGAAAGGGTCACCTGGAAGCTCATTGCATGGGGTCTGGGGGTCTCTGAAGAAACCCTGACCAGTCGCATCACTAAAGCCAAGAGAGATGGCATGTATAAATGAGGCCGCACTCCGTGCGGTACTCGCCAAACAAGGAAACCACTATGTGTTACGAAAACGAACAGCGTAGGCTCAGAGCCAGGAAGGTTCTCAAGTTCTACCAAAACTCAGTAAGGGGTGAGCCGTGGGACGAGGCCGAGACCCCCTCCTTCGCCATTGATATCTTCACGGACATGATGCACCTGCTCAGCACGGACATTGCCTGTGAAGCATTCAGGGTGGCTGCAGTGCATTACGCAGCAGAGAGCGAGGCTGCCCCACTCGTCAGTCAGGAAGAGTATAAAGCCGGCTCCATGCGGACCTGCCCTAAGTGTGGTGCAGATGCACAAGAGGCAAATCCTACCGAGGAGAACGCCCCCATCACCATGCACTGCCCAACCTGCAATTCCCTCTGGGACATCATCTGGAAGCATGACGGCTTTGAATTCAGGTTCGACGGAGGCGAATGATGATAAATAAACATTGTGGACATCGTCGCACCGTAGAGGGTTGTGCCGATTGTCGCATAGCAGAGCTGGAAGTAGAGGCTAAAGAGTGGGAAAAGCGTTACAGGCTTTGTCAAGAGTTCCGTACAAAAGAAAAGGCAGAGGTAGAGAAAATGGTTCCGCTGTCTAAGTACAAGGAGCTGGAGCAAGACAGGAACGAGTGGAAGTGCTCGCAGCAAGCCTACAAAGCTGAGGCTGAGGAGCTGCGGGCAGAGTAACAAATAAACCAGAAAACCCATGGAGGTCTCTATAACCTCCTTCGCCCCCTAACCCACAGGAGTCTCTATGCAGACCTACCTCAATGAATCAGGCGCAGCATTATCCGTAGCCGTCTATCTCGCCACCGACACTTATGACTTCGTACCAGGAGTCGTATCCGCCACCGCACTGATGAAACCAGTAAGACAACAGATACTCCGTAGCCGAGTACCGGCAGCTAACCGTACCGGGGACATCCTCAACATGGTGAAGTCACGGCTGGGCACTTCGATCCACGATGGTATCGAGAAAGCCTGGAACGATGTGGATGGCCGCCAAGTAGCACTGGCATCCCTGGGCATCCCCAAGCCGGTGATCGACCGCATTGTGGTCAACCCTGAAGGCGAACTGAAACCAGATGCAATACCCGTCTATATGGAGAAGCGGTCCTTCCGCACCATCCGTGACCGTCAGGTATCTGGCAAGTTTGACTTCGTCGCAGAGGATCGTGTGGAGGACTTCAAGTCCACCGGCACCTTCACCTGGACCAAAGGCGTTAAAGACGCTGACTACCAATTGCAGCTCAGCATCTACCGCTGGCTTAACCCGGACATCATCAAGCAGGACACCGGAGCAGTACGCTTCTTCTTCACCGACTGGGCCGCCTACAAGGTACAGAGCGAGAAGGGTTATCCAACCCATCCCGTGATGACGAAGAACATCCCATTGCTCACGCTGGAAGAAACAGAGGCGTACATCGGCAACAAGCTGGATATGTTCGACAAGTACAAAGACGCTGATGAAACCACGATCCCTGAATGTACCGACGAGGAACTGTGGCGCAGACCAGACGAGTGGAAGGTCTACAAAGACCCCAACAATCTGAAGCGTTGTATGTCAGGGGGCAAGTTTGATAACTCTGCCGCTGCCAGTCTATTCAATCAAGAGAAGACCGGAGGCGCAGGCTTCATCAAGCACATACCCGGCCAGGTCGGAATGTGCAAATACTGTGACGGCTTCGAAGCCTGTACGCAGAAGGATCGCCTGATAGCCGACGGCTCATTAACCTTCTAAGGGGAACCAATGAAAGATTACGACCAAATGGAATTCCACCCTGACGCTGAGAAGCTGGTGAAAATCCTCTGTAACAAAACGCAGAACACCAATCCCCTGTTCTTCAGAGTGATGGTGGCCTATTACTTTTCACTGGTAGCATCAATGATGCGTACCCAGATCGATACCATGGACAGGGGATTACTCCCCGTCAACTTCTATGGTTTCAACCTTGCTACCTCTGGTGCAGGTAAGGGACATTCCACCAACATTATCGAGGACCAGGTCATAGACCAGTTCCGACATAATTTCGTGGAGAGCACCCTGCCAGTACTGGTAGAGCATAACCTTCCAAAGATTGCCCAGGTACGCGCTGCTCGCAAGCAAACCGACCCTGATCATGAATTGGAAGTAGCACGGGCAGAGTACGAAGCATTGGGGCCTATGCTCTTTGTATTCGACTCAGCCACTCCGGCAGCTCTAAAGGATATCCGGCACAAGCTACTGTTAGCTGAAGCCGGTGCCTTGAACCTGCAGATCGACGAGATCGGGACGAACCTTACCACAGTGGCAGAGGCACTCGGTCCATACTTGGAGATGTATGACGTTGGAAAGATCAAGCAAAAACTTACCAAGAACACTGCCGAGAATAAGCGACGCGAAGAGATTCACGGTAGGACACCTGCGAACTTCATGGCCTACGGTACGCCTAGCAGGCTCATGGATGGTGGGAAGACTGAGGAAGAGTTTTTTGGGCTTCTCGATACGGGTTATGCACGCAGATCGTTCTTCGGTTACGCTAAAGGTCACGTTAGACCCGTAGGCTTAACCAAGGAACAGATACTCGCACAACGTATCTGCAAGGGTACGGACACGTTCATGGAAACCATGTCAGATAGATTTGGTGACCTCGGCGACGTGGCACAAGCCCATAAGAAGCTGCAAGTTTCAGAACTCGTAACACTCCTGTTCATCGAGTACCAGATGGACTGTGAGGCTCGCGCTGATAAGCTCAACGAGCACGAAGAAATGCGGAAAGCAGAGCTGGGACACCGACACTTCAAAGCATTGAAGCTCGCTGGTGCCTACGCTTTCGTAGACGGATGCCCAGAGATTACGGAACAGCACGCCTACTACGCTATTAAGTTAGCGGAAGAATCTGGCAAAGCATTCCAGGATCTACTGACCCGTGACCGCCCGCATGTAAAACTGGCAAAGTACCTGTCCTCCATAGGACGCAGAGTAACGCACGCAGACCTCATCGAAGACCTGCCCTTTTATAAAGGTGCAGCAGCGATAAAAGAGGAGATGCTGAAACTCGCTATTGCGTTCGGATACCAGAATTCCATGATCATCAAGAAAGAGTTTACTGATGGTGTGGAGTTCCTGAAAGGGGAAACGCTACAGAAGACTGACCTGAGTTCGCTGATGGTTAGTTACAGTCAAGATATCGCCACGGGGTACAAAGAAGATACCTGCAAATTCGAGGATCTGCATAAGATGACTCAGCACGCAGGGGTTCATTGGTGCAACCACTCCTTCCGAGGAGGGGCGAGAAACGAAGACTGTACCATTCCTGGTTTCAACATGATCGTACTCGACATTGATGACGGTGTTCCTATGAGCACTTGTCAGATGCTGTTGAAAGAGTACAAGGCAATGTTCTATACCACCAAGTCCCACCAGGTGGAAAAGAATGGACTCGTCTGTGATCGTTACCGTGTGGTCATCCCTACCAACTTCAAGCTGGAGTTGGATCGGGAGGACTACAAGGAGTTCATGAAGAACCTGTTCGATTTCTTGCCGTTCACGGTAGATGAAGCAACAGGTCAACGTGCCCGTAAGTGGATGTCAAACCCTGGAAGCTACGTGTACCAGGACGGCAAGCCCCTCGATGTCCTGCCATTCATACCCAAGACCACCAAGAGCGAATCTTTTAAGCAGCGCGTATTGGATCAACGGGGAATGAATAACCTGGAGCGTTGGGTACTCAACAACACAGGGGATGGCAACAGGAACAATATGTTACTGAAGTACGCCATGATCCTTGTGGATGCTGGGCAGGACTTCATTCAGATTAACGACAATGTTGTGTCGCTGAATGACAAGATGGCTGACAAGCTAGATGAGGCTGAGATCCTCAGTACCATCATGGTTTCTGTTACCAGAGCCATCGGGAAGCGTTAATTACAAGGGGGCGTTCCTCGCCCTCTGGTGAACAATACAGGAGCAGTCTATGACTGATGTAATAAATGACAATCTCGTATTCGTTACGGGCGAGTCCACCACAGGTAAGTCAGCCTCGCTGATGAACCTGAAAAACCAGGAACAGTGGATGTATCTGAACTGCGAGGCCGGTAAGAAATTACCGTTCAGGTGGAAAGGACGACAGCACACCATTACCAACCCCTTTCAGGTCTATGAAGCATTCAACGCAGTAGAACAGAATGCAGATGGCGTGATAGCGGTACCGGGAGTGGAGGGCATCATTGTTGACTCCGCGACATTCCTTATGGATATGTTCGAGAGTGTCCACGTTCTGCCAGCAGCAGACACCATGAAAGCATGGGGGCAGTATGCCCAGTTCTTCAAGAACCTGATGCAACAGTATGTTGCACGCTCTACCAAGGACGTGGTCTTCACCGCGCACACGCTCGATACTTATAACGAGAAGAAGCTGTGTACGGAAACCAAGGTGCCTATCAAAGGTTCCCTGAAGAACGTCGGACTGGAGTCATTCTTCTCATTGGTCATCTCGACCAAGCGGATGGAACTGACTGAGCTGAAGGGGCAGGAAAGTGCCCTACTGAATATCACACCGCAAGAAGAAGCCCTTGGCTTCAAGCATGTGTTTCAGACTCAGCTCACCAAGGAAACGGTGCATGAACGCATCCGTGGCCCGATGGGGATGTGGGACCAGAAAGAAACCTTCATCGACAACGACATCCAGTTGGTATTCAACCGACTCCATGAGTACTACGGTACAGAGGCGCAAGCAGCATGAGCAGAGTAGCCGAGATAGAGAACAACCATCGTCAGATGGTTTCTGGATTGGTTAAGGACGGTGGCGACATCGCCGATGATCTCAATGGTAGCCCTACGGAGCATCGTTCTTTGATGAACGTGGTACGCAACATGATAGAGGCCGGTTTACAACTGGACAATATCAAGAAGCAAACCATATACAACAAGAACCTGGGCCTCCGTTACAGCGGTGGCCAAATCCCTGATCCGATCGAAGCTGATCAAGCACACCTGTTGCACATGGCAATTGGTATCGTTGGTGAAGCGTCCGAACTGTTGGAAGCTGTGGTCAACCACATCGACGGTGAGCGTTTGGATATTGAGAACGTAGTCGAGGAACTCGGCGACATTGAGTTCTATATGGAAGGCTTCCGTAACGGAGTCGCCATGACGAGGACAACTACCCTAGCACAGAATTACGCAAAGCTGGGTAAGCGGTACGAGGGGTTCACCTACTCCGACCAGGCCGCAACAGACCGCGCTGACAAGGCGTAACAACAACTGCAATACAAGGAGGACTTATGTCCCTACTCGCAGGATTAGCAACACAGAATGATGTGTTGGAAACAGAAAAAGATAGCGTCGGATTCTCTGGCCCTATCGACTCGGCACTGTACCCGCTGGAAGTAACCATGGCTTATTTGATTAAGTCTGCAAAGGGTGCACTGGGACTGGTAACTCACTTCAAGGCAACTATGCCCGACGGTGGTTCCCGTGATCTGCGCCAAACCGAATACGTCACCTCTGGTGATGCGAAGGGTAACAAGAAGTTCTATGTCAAAGACGGTCAGAACTTCCCACTGCCTGGTTATTCCTGGGGCAACAGCCTCTGCCTTCTGGCAGGCGGAGCGCCTCTCGACACGTTCGAGACAGCAGCCAAGGACATCAAAGTTTGGGACTCTGCTACTAAAGCCGAAGTCATCCAGACTAAAGAAGTTCTGGTCGGCTTGATCGGCAAGACTGTCCTCGCAGGCGTATTGCGCCAGACCGTGGACAAGAACGTGAAGGATGCACAGGGTAACTATGTGCCTTCAGGTGAGACCCGTGATGAGAACTTGATCGACAAGTTCTTCCACCCGACTAACCGCAAGACTGTCGCCGAGATCCTGGCACAGGACGGCGCAGAGTCAGGTGTCTTCGTTGAGACCTGGGCAGACAAGTTCACTGACAGTAACAAGGACTTGTCCACCAAAGGTGCAGTAGCTCCAGTAGCAGCCGGCAATAGCTTCGGTGAGCAGACTGCAGCAGCAGCACCCCAGGTCACAGATAGCCTCTTCACTACTTGAAACGAGTAGCTGTAGTAGGTGTGGACCCCGGGGCGAAGGGGGCATTCTGCCTCCTGATCCCGGAAACCAAACAGATCATGTTTCGCAACACCACAGACAATGGACGAGAGCTGCTCGACTGGTTTAACCAGATCGACGCCGAGTTTAATCTAATGGTGTGCATGGTAGAGGAGGTCGGATTCATACGAGGCTCCGCAGGTAAATCAACCATCAACTTCGGACGCAGTATTGAGCGAGCGAACATCTTTGCGGAAATCGCAGAGGTGTCAAAGGACTCGGTACGCCCCAAAGCATGGCAGAAGTTTATCGGTGTAGTCGTACCTCAGAATCTTGCAGGCGAAGCTAATGCGAAGAAGCGACCACTCTTCATCAAGAAGGAAGTCGCCAGAATAGCCAAAGAGCTATACCCAAAGGCAGATCTGTTTGGCCCTAAAGGCGGGTTGCTTGATGGGCGGTCAGATGCACTTATGATCGCCCATTACGCGGCACGTACAATAAACTTGCAATAGGGGAACCCAATGCAAATCAAGTTAGACGACGCCGACTTTAAGTTGGCAATACAGCAGTACCTTGGAGCTTCGGGAATCAACGTCAGCGTTGACAACCTGGAATTCAAGATCGGACGTAACCCCACAACAGTGGGTGTTGAGATTACCGTAGGCAATGCCAACGCACCTGAACCTACCTTGGCGATCGTGCCAGAGAAGGTAGCGGTCAAGAAAGCCATGTCCAAGACGGTAGCACCCGAGCCAGAGACTGAAGCAGCACCCGAAGTGGTTAGTGCTGAAGCGTTCGAAGCAGCGGTAGCAGCGACACCGGAAGTTGAGGGTGCCGAAGAAGAAGTACCCGACAGCGTAGAAACCAAGAGCCTCTTTAGCTAGTAGCTATGGAGTTCCTGGGCAACCTTGTTAAGGGCTTACTGTCGCTTATTGGTGCAGCCTTACTAGTAGGATTTGCCTGTGTGGTGATTTTCGCCGTCGGGCCGATCCTATCGGTAGCCTTCCTGATAGCACTGGCCGTAGGAGGAATACTCCTACTGGCCAGCGGCATCTACCATTACCTGACTGATAAGAACTAAATCAATCTACCGCAGCAGAGACAGCTTGTATTGTAGCGATCTCCGGAATCGCACCAAATATCTCTGCTGCGCCCATCCCCACATTCCCAGGCCACTTGGTCAACATACTTGAATCCAGTATGTCTGACACGTTGCCGAACTGATCTTGCAACCCGAGCAAGGCCAGAGCACCTGTAGGATTCTCCTTCACGATCTGAGCCAGT